GTGATGGGAGTTAGAATCCTGATTGTAAGCCTGATAGGTTGCGGTGGACTGGCCCTGTACTACACAGGCTATGATGCATTAGCGGCGGTGACTTTCGTTTGTGCGGCCTATCTGGTTGGGCTGGCTGATGGCATCCGGCACGGGTCGAAGAGGGGGAGCGGTCATGGCGAGAGGACGTAAGCGCAAGATCGGCGTTGCCAGGGACAAGAGCGGCAAGATCGCCAAGCCAACCACGACAGCGGAGCGCCGCAAGGTCAACCGCGTAGAGCCCACGCCAGAGATGGCCCGCATGAAGCGAGCCTATGCCGGTGCGGAGATAGGTGATCCGCTAGTGCACCTCGATCTAACCAACCCCCAGCGTGAGGCGTTATCGCATTACTTCTCACTGCGACGTGCTGCAGGGTGGGGGCAAAAGCGGATCACCCCGCGCTATGATGACCCGGCTTTCCTCGGCGGCCAGGAGGGCGAAGGGCGTGATGACCGGGAGCGCAAGACAAAGGTTTTCTATGATGCCTGCGTTGAGGCGCTAAGGGGTGCTGGTTTCCCGGCCTATCGAACGGCGGACAATTTGTTCACACGCCGGATCATGACGGGCAGGCTGTCAGACCTGCGCAAGGCGGCGGATGCCTTGGCGGTGTTCTTTCGTATATCAAAAGCCCACAATTAGCGTGTTGACCCATAGAGAAAATCACTTAGTATGCCGATAAATACAAAATGGACTTATTGCGGCGCGGCCTTTGGTTAGCGCCGCTTTCTGTTTGGGCCTCCCGCTTGTCTCCTCCCTCGCTCTGGTGGGCGGTTTGACGGCCCAATTCAATTGCGCGGCCTGGCCAACACATCATGAAGGCTTATTGCCAATCGGGACCATGAGCCGCGCAAGCGTTCAGGAGTTAGTCATGAGCTTTGATGTCGAGACGGTCCCGCCCCTCCCTTACGAGCTTTGGCACGCCCTCAAGCAAATTCGCAATGATTACGGCAAGATTTGCGACATCACCGGCAAGGCCAAGAGTCTGCGCAAGTGGGGCGAAAGTCTGACACTGGGCACCGCCAAAGCCACGGTTGAAACCCTGCCGGGCAGTGAGACTGAGGAGACGCTATTGAGCGCCAACACGGCGCTTGTCATGTCCTCCTCCAGCACATCAGACACAACGCAAACCCTGGACCTGTACGAGGGCCACACGATTAGCGGCACTGATCTTGTGTTTGCGGCTTCGTCGGATACGGCGCTGACCCTGAATGGTCGGACTGATGTCGCCTTGACGGGTCTGGACCGGGCACGGGTCTCGCGCGCCAGACTGTCCGCTCCTGCTGTGGGTAACATCTATTTCCATGAGGGCGGCGCGACCACCAATGGCGTTCCGAATGATGCCACAACGGTCCACGCAATCATTCCCGCCGGTGAGATACAGACACAAAGAACGTCAACCTCTATATCGGCAACTGATTTTTGGATTATGACAGAGGCAACCTTTGGCGTAACGGAGAAGTCAGCTTCTTGGGCTCAATGCCGGGTGGAAACCAAGCCATGGAATGAATCCGGTTGGTATCCTGTCACTCAATGGATTGAGGCGAGCGACAGCTCTGGCACGGTCAGCTTGTTTAACGGTTTGGTCCCGATCATCATCCCTTACAACCATGATGTGCGCATGTCCGCTATTGCTGATGGTGCATCAACAAGCGTTATCGGCGGCATGGCTGGTTTGTTTGCTAGAGTGGATCGCGACGCATGACCGACCGCTTGGTAAAGATGCTGGAGAACAATCGCCGTGTGTGCCGTGGACTGGCAAAACGTGCTGATGGTGTCGCCTTTCTTCTGGATGAGAATGAAACGCTAGACGTATCCGTTGACTGGACAGACTGGCTTGGCTCTTCAACCATCGCCAGCGTCACCAATGAGGCAACAGGCGTATCAGTCACCAGTGCCAACACAGCCACGACAGCAACACTCACGCTAAGCGCTCCTCCCGGCATCATCGAACACCGCATTACGACAGACGGCGGAGAGGTCAAAGAGCTGCGCATTTATGTCAACAGCCCAACAGGCAATGTAAGCGATGACTACGGCCTGTGTCGGACAGGAGTTGTGTACTGATGGCCATGCTAAAGAATGGTCGCTGGGAACGCTTTGCACAGGAGCTGGCAAAGGGCGCAACGGGTGACGCGGCCTATATCGCAGCGGGCTACAAACCAAACCGCAACAACGCTTCTCGCCTGAAAGCAAATGATATCATTCGCAACCGCATCGCAGAACTGCAAGAGAGAGCAGCCGTTCGCACCGAATTGACGGTAGCAGATGTGACGGAAAACCTGCTTCGTCTGGCTAAGCAATCAGAAGCTATGGCAAGTGAGGCGGGAGCGCAGGCAGCTCGTGCATGTTGGATGGATGCGGCCAAGCTGAATGGACTTGTGGTCGATCAAAGCAAGGTCAGCACAGAGAACGTCAACTTTGAGGTTCGTGATGAGCCGATGACTGATGAGCAATGGGGTGAGCAGTATGCGGAAGGTTCTGTGGGCACCACAACCGGGACCGCAGACGGCGCTGATTCACTGCCCCATTAGCGAAATACTCTTCGGCGGCGCTCGGGGTGGCGGCAAGACGGATGGTGGCTTGGGTCGGCAATTGCTGCGAGAGCGTCACTACGGATCGGGCTTTAACGAGGTCTACTTTCGCCAGGAGATGCCGCAGGCTGATGACCTGATCGAGCGGGCGAAAGAATTATACATCCCGACCGGCGCGGATTGGAAAGAGCAGCAAAAGAAGTTTGTGTTCCCCAGCGGCGGGACATTGCGTTTCCGACCACTGGAAAGCACTCAGGACGCGCAAAAGTATCAGGGTCAGAACCTATCGGGCGCAACGGTTGAAGAGGCGGGCAACTATCCCCTGCCTGATCCGATTGACCGGCTGTGGGGTGCGATGCGGTCTGCAAAGGGTGTGAAGCCTCAGCTTTTGTTGACGGCTAATCCTGGCGGTCCTGGTCAGGCATGGATTAAAGAGCGGTTTGTTGATCCGTGCCCATCGGGGAACAAAATCATCAACGTGACTCTGCCGAATGGCCAGCTGCATCGGCGGGTGTTCATTCCGTCCAGGGTGCAAAACAACAAGGTTCTGCTGGAGCGTGACCCGGATTATGTGAACCGGCTGTACCTGGTTGGCTCCAAGGAGCTGGTCAAGGCGTGGCTAGAAGGTGACTGGAACGCTATTGAAGGTGCGTTCTTTGACGATTGGTCAATGACCAAGCATGTAATTGAGCCATTTGAGATTCCGGCTCATTGGATGCGGTTTCGATCTGGCGACTGGGGCAGCGCAGCGCCGTTCTCGGTTGGTTGGTGGGCCGTTGCCTCGGAGGATTACCCTCACGGTTCGGGTGTCATCCCGCGCGGTGCAATGGTTCGTTATCGTGAATGGTACGGGGCGAGCGCGCCTAACAAGGGATTGAAGCTCACGGCTGAGGAAGTCGCTCGGGGCATTCGAGAGCGTGAGGAAGAGGGCGAGCCGATTACGTACAGCGTGATGGACCCGGCGGCGTTTGCTGAGGATGGCGGGCCGAGCCTGACTGACCGGATGCGCCTTGAGGGTGTTGTATGGCGTCGCGCTGACAATCGCCGTGTTGGCGTTCGTGGTGCAATGGGTGGCTGGGATCAGATGCGCGCTCGAATGAAGGGCGTTGACGGCAGGCCCATGATTTACTGCTTCTCCACGTGTGGGGCGAGCATTCGGACGATACCGGCGCTGCAGCATGATCCGCGCAGACCGGAAGACCTGGACACTACGGCAGAGGACCACGCGGCGGATGAATGGCGTTATGGGTGCATGTCGCGCCCCTGGACGGCTTCGCTTCCATCACCGCCCCCGGTTCAATTCAATGACTACGCAGCACAAGAGCAGGAGGCGTCTGACTCATGGCTATGATGGATGACGCGGCAATGGTTGAGGAAGAATATCAGGGCAAGCCCCTGGACCAGCTCAAGACCATGTTCCGGTCTGCGGAGGAAACGCACCAGCCAGCCCGTGAGCTGTCGCGGCGTGACGTGGATTGGTATGACAACTTCTCGGATAGCCAATGGTCTGATGAGGAGAAGCGTGTTTTGCGTGACCGTGGTCAGCCTGTCGTCACGTCAAACCGGATCAAGCGCAAGGTCAACTTTCTGCTTGGGTATGAGCAGCGCGGCCGGACGGACCCGAAAGCCTATCCGCGCAACCCACAGGATGAGAGTGCCGCGAAGGTAGCAACGGACGTTCTGGACTATATCGAGCATCAAAGCCGCTTTGACCGGGAGGCATCGAACGCCTTTAAGGATATGTGCCTGATGGGCATTGAGGCGGCTGAGGTTGTGATTGACCCGGAAACGGCTGACATCAAGGCGAGCCGCATCGACGGGTTCAAGGTTTATTATGACCCGCGCTCTCGTGAGGGTGACTTTTCGGATGCCCGCTATATCGGGTACTCGGACTGGCACGATCTGGAAGAGGCTGTCGAGCTGTTCCCGGAAGCGCAGGAAGAGCTGGAAGCGAGCGTTGATTCCTCGGTTGCCGATGATGACTATGACGACAAGCCGGAGTCGCTGTGGTGTAGCCCTGAGCGGCAGCGCGTTCGCATCGCGGTTTGCTATTACAAGCATCGGGGCCAGTGGTGTTATGCCTACCATACCGGGTCGGCAATCCTGGAAGAGGGTGTAAGCCTTTACCTTGATGAGAAGGGCCAGCCTGCTTGCCCGATCATTGCGCAGTCTGCGTATGTCACGCGGGACAATGAGCGCTATGGCGTTGTCCGGGACATGATCGGTCCGCAGAGCGAAACGAACTATCGCCGCTCCATGTCGCTGTTCTTGTTGAAGAGCAAGCGCATGTGGGCGCGGCAAGGCGTGTTTCAGAGCCCACAGAAGGCCAAGCAGGAGGCTGCCAAGGCTAACGGCCTGGTGATGGCTGAGGGCACTTTCGGTCAGGACTGGGGCTTTCTTGGCAATGAGGCTGAGACATCCGGCAATTTCGAGCTGTTGCAGGAAGCAAAGGCAGAGCTTGACATTCAGGGTCCGAATGCTGGCTTGCAGGGTCGCGGCGTTGAGGGTCAGTCAGGCCGGGCAATTATCGCACAGCAGAACGCAGGCTTGGCGGAAGAAAACGCCCTGTTTGACGCTCATAATGATTTCAAGCTGCGTTGCTATCAGGCGATGTGGGCGCGGGCCAAGCAGTTCTGGACGGAAGAGAAATACATTCGGGTTACGGACGATGAGCAGGCGTTCCGCTTTATGCATGTGAACGTGTTTGCGGGAATTGATCCGATAACGGGTCAGCCGATTGTGCAAAACGCTCTGGCGCGGATGGATGTCGACATCATCATTGATACGGCACTGGACACGATCAGCTTGCAACATGAGCAGTTCGAGCAATTGAGCCAGATGGCACAGGCCGGTCTGCCGATCCCGCCGGACATTCTGATCATGGCTAGCCAGCTTACGGACAAGCAGCAGATTCTTGAGCGCCTGCAGCAGGCTCAACAGAACCCGATGGCACAGGCAGAAATGCAGCTCAAGATGGCCGGTGAGCAAGCGGACGTTGAAGAGACGCAAGCCAAAACCGAGAAATATCGCGCTGAGACCATCAAGACGAAAGCCGAGACAATCGGGACCGCCGTTGATGCAGCACAGAAGACAGGGGACATGATGACCCCGCGCGCGCCCGACCCTGGGCAGCCGCTAGACCAGATGCGGACCAGTAATGGTCCCATGCCGCCGCCGGGCCTCGGGCGATAATGGTGCCGCCGACCTATGGGCGTGGAGAAACAGATGAGCACGGAAGACAACCTGGAAGACTTTTTCGACGAGGCTGATAATGCCGCTATCGAGGCGAGTGAAGCGCAACCGGAGCCGGAAACGGTAGAGGGAGCGCAGGAAGCTGAGGCAGTGGAGCCAGCTGAGACGGGCGAACAAAAGCAGGCTGAGGAGCCTGATTCCCCGCCGCCGGGGGACGATGATAAAGCCATTACGGGGCGGATTTCCGCATTGCTTGATGAGCGCGAGAAGCGACAGGCAGCCGAGCGTAAGGCCGGTGAGCTTGAGAAGCGACTCGCAGAAATGGAAAAACCTCAAGAGGCACCCAAGCCGATTGACCCATATGAAGACCCGGAAGGGTTCCATGACCAACAGCGCGCCATGGTGGAGCAAGTCGCTTTATCGCAGCGGGTGCAGACATCCAAGATGTTTGCCGAGCAGCAGCACGGTTCTGAGGCTGTAGCGGAGGCCTACGCGGCTTTCGATGCGGCCTGTAATGCAGATCCTGCGGTTGCTGCGTTGTCTCAGTCCATTATCCAGAACCCTCACCCCATGGGCGAGGTGGTGAAATGGCACCAGCGCCAAAAACTGCTTGATGAAATTGGTGAAGACCCTGCCGCATACCGCGAACGGATCATTGCAGAGCATCAGGCGAGCGCCGGGCAGGTTACGGAAACCCTAATGCAGCAGCCAGCCAAGCCAAGGGTGCCTCCGGCACTGGGCAAGGGTGGCGGTGTGGTCGGAGATACGGGCCAAACGGACCAAGACGCTTTTGACGAGGTGTTCACTAGATAACGGAGCATCAGATGGCTACCACGACCATCAATTCCGGCTCGATTGTTACCAAATACGAGTCGAAGTATTTCAAGGAGTTCGTTCGCGAGAGCGGCTTCAATCCCTATATGGGCACCTCGCCCATGTCGCCTTTCGTCGTCAAGCGCCAGCTTATCGACAAGGGCCAGGTCATCAACATTCCGCTTGTCTCCGCCCTGAATGGCGACGGCAAGGGAACCGGCACCCTCGTCGGCAACGAGGAATCGCTTGCCAATTCCAGCTATGACGTAAAGCCGTTCTGGCATCGTCACGCTGTTCTTGTTGACAAGGAGCAAGCCCACATCGGTTCGTTTGACGTGAAGTCTGCGGCCCGTGACATGCTCAAGATTTGGGATATGGACGATCTGCGTGATCAGATTATTCTTGCCCTGTCTGCCACGGCTGAAAACTCCGGCTCGTATGACGCCCTCAATGGCCACGCCAAGCAGGTTTATCTGCAGGACGCGACCACGGCGCAGAAGAACGCCTTTGCTGCTCGCGGCCAGTACCGCCTGCTGTTTGGCGCTGCAGAGTCGAACTACAACGCCACCTGGGCAACCGCTCTGGCTACCGTTGGTTCCGGCGATGAGCTGGGCCGCGCTGAAATCAGCCTGATGAAGAAAATGGCCCGTCGCCGGGTCAAAGGCACGTATCCGTCCATCCGCCCGATCCGGGTTGCTGGCGGTCGTGAATACTTCATCTGCTTCACCGGCTCGGACAACTTCGCCAAGCTGAAAGCGGACATGGAGACTGTCAATCTCGACGGTCGTCCGCGTGATGTCGGTGCCAACCCTGTCTTCCAGGACGGTGATCTGGAATATGATGGCGTTATTATCCGGGAGATTCCCGAAATCCTGTCCGGCTCGTCTGCTGGCCTTTCTGCCAACCAGCAAGCCGCTTACTTCTGCGGTGCGCAGGCGCTTGGTATCGCTTGGGGTCAGACCCCGCGTGCAACCGAGCGCAAGGAAGACGATTACGGCTTCCAGTACGGCAAGGGCACCGAGTCACTGTGGGCGGCTGAAAAGCTGATCTTCAATGACTTGGATCACGGCATGATCACCGGCTTCTTCTACACGGCTTAAGGAGGCTGAGATATGACCACTCCCGCTCGTGAGTACACCACTCAACAGCTTCACTATCTGCGCAAGGGCATCACCTTCGCGGACCTTGATACAACTGTAACCCTGGGCGTGCTTCCTGCAGGCGCTATCGTGGACAATGCCTATGTGATTGTCTCGACCGCGTTTGACTCTGGCACGTCTGATGTTCTCGACATTGGCACTTCTGGTGACGGTGACGGGTTCGCTACTGATCTAAGCTTGCAGACTGCAGGCAAGATCGCGGCTGATGAGCTGGCAACGTCCGACGACCTTGGCCCTTATGCCTCGGACACGACCTTGCAAGCCACTTTGGTTGCCGCTGGTACTGCCGCTACGGCTGGTGCCGGTGAAATCGTCGTCACGTTCCTCCCGGACAATGACGGCTAAATGAGGATCGCCCCGCCAGCGCTTTCATGTAATGGCGGGGCGACCCCTTCAAACAATACGCCGCATTTGCTGTGCATCGCTGATATCTGGAGAACGCAAGATGGCTCTGACTAAAGCGCAAATGCGGGACAAGGTTCTAAGGATTCTGGGTCGCTTGCCTGAAAACCAAATCGCGCAGGCATGGGAATCTGACATTGTGGAGGACACGATTGATCAGGTGCAAGCCTTTCTGGAGTCTGAGGAGCTGGCCTTCTGGGAGACAAGCGC